AGGGATTGCTTTTGGAGTAATTTTTATATCACTCAATTGAGCTCGAATCATTTGTATATTATTTTCATACATAACTTGTCTATCTAATTTAGACGCAGAAATGGGAGCTTTTGCTTTCAAAGGATCATCCTCTGTTGGCTTATTAAATGATTTATCCAAAATATAATCTATCTCTTCCTCCGTAAGTAATCTCGGGGCGTTTGGATCACTAGCCATATTTTTAATCTTGTTATTTTTTCCAACAAAAAGTATTTTATTTATTCAATTCACCTTCTAAATATTTTACATAAATATGATTTGGTTCCTTTTCTTTAATTGTATTGATAGCTTTTTGTAGAGATTTAGTATGGATAGAATTGAATCTTTCTTGATCCAATATTTCATAGGGGTCCGTCCAATGGAATTCGGTAATTTCTCCCTTGACGGAATCATACCATTTCTTTGCTGCTCTCCAATGGGAACCTTTTATACGGGCGTCTTCATCCACAAAATGGATGACGTTCGGTGATTCAGCTCGAAAAACTCTCCCAACAAATTGTGCGAGAGCTTCAGGCTGTTTAGTGGAACAAACCAATAACAATAAATCTATACGGATATTATCAAATGTTTCACATTTAGATTTTTCATCAAATCCAACCCCAATCTTTTTTGTTGTCCCAATAAGGATTCGAGCATTTTCATAGGACTTTTGTTTGCCCGCATACCGAGTCACATCTAGTCCATATCCCTCGCATAAATCCACCAATAAATCAACGTGAACTTCAAAATTGGTTAGAATCATAATTTTATGGTCTTTATGCTTCAATAAAAGACAATCCAAAATGCATTGATTTCTTCTAGGGGAAAGATACAAATCATATTGGAGGAAATTCCAATCCACACCTTGCTCCGTCATAATCGTCATGGGTTGGTATCCTGTGAGAAGTTTTAATACTGTGAAAGGATTCTGATTCTTTCTCACTATTTTGTAAGGTCCTGCAATATCATAGAGAATTGAGTCTAATTTATCCGGTCTTGTTGGTGTAGCAGTTAGGAGAATGATATATTGAGGATGGATTGAGAGAACGGATGGAACATGAGTGGGAGTACAAAAATCCACTGCTTCATCCAAGATGAGAGTTCCAATGGATGCGAGAATTTCTGGATCAATTGAATTAATTCTTCCAACCATACTAATGATTACATCCGTTTCTTCTGTAATTTTTGTATTCCCGGAAGATTTAACAAGTACTACCTTACTTGATGAAGTTTGTTGGACTTCATTTTTCCATCCATCTAAGAGAGCGGATCGACAAAGTAAGACGAGTGTTCTCTTTTTGAGTTGGCAGGCCAAATAATTGGCACATATAGATTTACCATAACCCGTCCTGAGAGCGAGTAATATAGAATGATGTTTCTTTAAGAGGGACAAAGCTTCATTCATGGATGTCTGTTGATCCCTATCTTCATTTTCCAATAAAGTACTTGTAAAATTCATGGAGGGACGGTCCTCTTGAAGATCCGAAAAGTCATACGATAATGTATGTGGAGGAAATAATTCATTACTAATATAATAGGGAACAGAAATCCATTTCTTATCTTCACTCACCGAATAAATCTTGAAGGGTTCTCCATAAACAATTTTTCCCTTATTGCGAGTTTCAGCTTTCACAGTTAATCGTTTAGCAATTTTTACCTGTTCTTCTCTATTAATTCCTTGGAGGGAATAAACTTTAGACATTTTTTATTAAAATTGAATTTTTTTAATACTTAATTCAATTAATTCAAAAAAATGAACGCAACAGAAGCGAAAGAAAAAACTCTTGAAGTGCTATCAAACTTCAATGCGCCTATCGATGGCTTCGATAAAACGATTGATAAAATTAATAATGATATGATTACTTCCATTAAATTGGGATGTATGCATAGTTCTACTTATTTATTTGATCCATGGCAGAATAGCGATTCATTCAAACAGAAACTAACAATTCATTATAGAGCTTTGGGATATAACATATCATTTGGTAAAAATAAAATTTATATCTCATGGGAATAACTATTTATTTATTAAAAAATAAATAAATAATTTTTTATACAGTAGAAAGAAGTTTAATAGACATTGAACTTAGGATAGGGTTTGAAACAAACAATGGATAATATCCTACTTTAACTGATACTGAAATAGCCATCCAATTGAATGTATTACCACTTACTTCTAAGATTGATGCAGTCTGATTAATTGTTCCAATTGGATAGGTAATTGATGCAAATCCACTCAAGAATATATTAACCGGAGCTTGTTCAATAATACCAGTATATGGATTATTAGGTGTAAAAAATGTATTATCTTTGGCTACTCCCGAAGTAATAATAATATTGTTGATATCTGATGTATTCATTGAATCATTTATTATTGGTCCTATACCTGTTGATCCTGTGCTTACTTCATCTAATGATCCTACACTTGTATTAATAAGTATTAATGAACTTGCAGCCATACCAACTAAATTAACATTTCCATTAGGTATAGTTATAGTTACAGATGCAGGAAGAGTAGTTGTATTATTATTAATATCCACTTGATAATCATAATAATAGATGTAATTATAATACCCTGCAAGAGATCCACTTCCTTGTTGGGAAGCAGCAAGTATATAATTATTTCCTAAATCATCTTGAACTGTTAATGAAGGTACTGAATTTGAATATTCCATTTCTATACAAACATAATATGAGTATGGATTTGGCGGAGTGAGTCTTGGACCATAATTTATAGTTAGTGTATTAACTAAATTACCAGTTACTACATTATCATTTGGTGTATTGATAGAATTTACATAAGGTAATGCATTGAATGAGAATATCCCATCTATACCATTATTATTTCCTAATTGAATAACATCATTGGCATTTCCTTGGAATTGGACAGTATGTGATACTTCCGGGAATTCCAACCAATAACCGGCCGTTCTTCTACCTTGTTCATAGAAACTCATTGGAGTTTCATTATAAATAGATTTAATTGAACCAGGAATTGTTACATTATTATCAAGTAATCTAACTGATAAAGTAGAAGATGGATCTGTATATACTTGGTAGCCGTTGTTTGCAATAAATACTGAATAAGGGTAAGAATTTGGTTGACTTGAAATTCCAAATATATAACCATATAAATTATAATTTTCACTTACTACATCAAACCATGGCCAACAATTGGATACTGTATAAGTAACTTCATATATACCATTAGTTGGTAAAATAAATCCATCGTATTGAGGACCAGTATATAATTCAGTTCCTGGAATAATCAATGGAAATAGACCTAATGATCCAGTAAATGAAATATTATTGGGTATAATAGCATTAGGATTAACATGAGGTTGAATTCCACCAATCATTGGACCGGCCTGATTGAATAACATTTTTTCTGTACCTGTCCCAGAAACAGTTCCTGGGGCGATATATAATGTATCTTGTAAATCTCTCCATAAATAACCTGAAGCAATTAAACCGGAGCCACCGCCTCCTGCAGGACCAGTAGGACCAATAGGACCAGTATAACATCTAACCAATGGAATACATGGTGGTGGAGGTAGAGGACCACATGGGGGAGGTGGAGGATAGTTAGGGTATCTAGGTGGGTAACAATATGCCATTTTAAATAATAAAAAATTTTCGAATTGAAAAAACTTTAAAAGTTAATTTTTTACTTTTAAAGTAAATAATGACTGGATCAAAAACGGTTAAAGATGAAATAATGAGTTATGAACTCCCTGAATCTGTTAAGTCAAAAGCTATACAGATTCATGATGAGATTAAAGATCAAGTGGGAACTTGCCGATCAAGCGTTCGAAAGCAATTATTGTATTTTTTAATCCATAATGCATTCCTTGAATTGGGTGAAGTACCTATTCAATCTGAAATTGTTGTAATGTGTAATGTAGATGATAGTAGTATATCTAAAGCTCTAAAACAATTCTCATGGCCTAGAACAAATTACCGTATGAAAAATGATGATTCAAAGCCAAGGGATTTTTTACCTCATTATGCGAGAGTGATGGGTGTGCGAGAAGATGCTATACACGATTTATTGAATCAATGTGATAAATGGACAAACTATCGCAAACTTCAAAAGATGCCTGTCATAGTTGTTACAGCGGCAGTATTGAAATACTATATGGATATTTCCGGATTGAGTGTGGATTGGAAGAAAATTACAACCACTTTCAATATTTCTAAAGTGGTCATTGAACAAGCTTATTCTATTATTAGTTCCATGGATAATGAATAAAATTTTATTATATTATTAATAATAAAATGAATAATGGTATAAAAATATTAATTGCATTATTAGTTTTAATAATAGTTGCATTAGCTATTATTTTACCTATCTTTTTTTTAAAGATAAAACCATCTCAAGAAAATCCTCCTCCAGAAGGAACTCCTCCACCACCTCCTCCAATAGAAGAACCACCTGTAGAACAACCTCCTGAAATATCTATTTGTCCTTATGTATTAACAGAAATGACTACATCTGAAATAAAAGGATCCTATTCCAATTCATTAAAAATTATATATGATACATCAAATTATTTTAACCCATATGGTGATTATTATCTTCGTTTACCTACTAGTATAGATGGGAAATGGGATCCTAAAAATATTGCTTTAGTGAATATATATTTTTTAATAAAAAATAATGTTGGTAATGAGGTAAAAATATATCCTGGAAAAATGGGTATATATAAATGTTCAGGAGATGATAACCATGACTATAGATATTATGTATATATTAATAAAGGAAATTTATATGTAGGATTTTTTGAGTATAGTTATGCAAAATTCTGTGATATAAATAATAATAATTTATTGACATGTAAAGTATTTATTACATATACTTGTTCTGATGTAAAGAAAGTATATTTACCGTTTAAAGATAATACACAACCCATTACTAATTTTTATAATTTCCAACCTGAAAATGGAAAACTTCCTATAAATAAAGTGACTGTCCCATTAAGTTATTTAAAGGGATTAACTAAAACTGATATATGTATTAATGCAATTAAACAAAATAAAAATATTAGTAGTGTTTGGTTATATCCTGGATATGTAGATTATACAGAAGAAAATGAAGGATATACTATCTATCAAACTACTAATAATGATGATTCAATAAATATAGATATTATGTTATTTGAATATTATACAACATATACAAGTGATACGTATTTATATTTTTTAGATACAACAAATAAGAATATAGTAAGTGAAATAATAACTATTGATCCTGGAATAGAAGCAAATACTATTAATATACGTGGTGAATATTGTAATAATAGTTTAACTAGATATAGACAAAATTTATCAAATAATAAAGAAATTCTTGGATTTAGAATGAATTATTTTAAGAATACAAATTTTGGTACAGATGAAAATGTAATAGATACAAATTATGGATTATTAATCGGAGGAAATAATTATGTACCAAATCAATATAATTTTTTCTTATCTTATACATTTGATATGAAATTAAATGCATTTTTTGTTGAGACATGGACTGACAATGGGCCTGGTTTTGGTGGATATGCATCATATAGTTCATATAAGAACACAAATGATCCAAAGGCAGATGAACTTCCTATAAAATTTTCAGGACAAATTTATTTAGCCAATTATTAATATCTTAAAACTAACTCTACTATACATATATAAAAATGATGGTATTCCAAGTGATTAGTGATGCCTATCTTCTTGCGAATGTTTTGTTTATCCCAGTTGTATTTTATTGTATGATTGTTGGACTAAATAATATTCTCAAGGATCAAATGACTCATGAAATTCCGGAAGATAATGAATTCATCTTTGATGAAGAGGAGGAGGATGAGGAGGAGGAATACGAGGAACTTTAATCAAATTTTATTACTTTAATAAAAATGTGGAAGCATTGGAATGAATTAGTTGAAAAAAATTCTTCTAAAGAATCTATTATAGCATGGGCATACCCTGTATCGAATGGGTTATATTTACCTAGCCCATTGACCTCGATTGATATGGCATTTGCGGTTGAAACGGATAGTTTATTAGGGTCCATATTCCCTGGAGAGGAATGGTCTCTTTTCCCTCCTGATCCATTTACTTACTTTGTAAATGGGGAAGATGATTTTGTTGTTGGATGGTTACAATATATGTGTTACAGATTCCCCAATGCCATGGGATGGACCTCCTATAAAGAGAAATTGACTAAGATACCTCATATTGACCTTACCAGGATTATACGTTTAGTGGATGATTCATCTATTACACAAATTAAACAATCAAACCCTTTGGGGGTGAATGTTGTAATACAAAGCTCAATTCAACATCCAAATAAACTTTCAATCCCTGCATTGAGAATCAATGGGGATTTTGTTTTTATTACTACTCTCCCAATGGAGGATGAAACAATTCTAAACGAATTATTTATGAATTTTAAACATGTATATATGGTTCGACCCTATTGGACGACACCTCCCAATTCACCTTTAATCGTTATAGTTGGTGTGCAATATTTAGGTGAAGAAACAAAAATTACAAAAGATAAATTAGATGAATATGAAGAATCAAAAAAATCTGTATTAAAAGCTATGCTTGAACAACAGAAATATATTGATAGTTTAAATTCATCGGATATCAAAGGGACTTCTTCTCCCACATTTATTGATTTCCTCCAAAAAGGATATTCAACATGGGATATTTAATTAAATAGGGATTATTTAATTAAAAAATGAATATGGACAGAACAACTATTATCTCCATTTCTTTAAATATTTTATTATCTATTCTTTTATTAATGTTCGTGTATTATTTAATGCAACAAAATAATTCCCCGATAAAGGAGAAAGTATTTGATTCTCCCATTTCATGTGATTGTATGGATAATTTTAAACCATTATGGATGAAAAGAAGTTATACACATTATTATCTTATTTCTGAATTGGTTAAATATCAAACCAGTGATGTGTCTATTATTTTGGAAAGATTATTTTCGATAAATAAATCTATTGGGGAAGCTATTTCTACTGTAACAAAATCCAATAATGGAACTCAATTTTCTCTCCTATTAAATGAATGGGATGAATCCTTTGTGAATTATTGCAAACAATTAAATGATACAAAACCATTGGAGATAATAGAAAAGAAATTATCTTCCATAGTCCCCTCTCTTTCTGTAGAATTATTATCTGACTATAGGAAATATTTAATCCTATTAACGAATAATTTACTTATGGGGAATTATCATTCCTCATTTATTCATTTAGATAATGTATCTCGATTATCCCAATTAATTGGGGAAGCTATTTATAGCTATTTATAAATATAAAATAATAATGAACCAATAAATACAAAAAATAGAAAAACAATTATTCCAATCAACATATAATTATAGGGGTATGTGTTTGTTTGGGGTTCTTTTATTTCTTTATTAGTTGATGAAGATGAAAAATTACAATCAATTTTACTTATAAATGATGCCTTTATTTGACCAGATCCATAAAGATCAAATATCTGTTGGCATGCTGATCCACATTCATTTTTATCTAATACTAATTTATCACTTTGTAATTGTAAATATGTATTTTCGGAAGCAGGAGTACAAGGGATAAACCAGCATGCATCGGGATAACTAATTTTAGCATGGTTATATTCAGGGTCGGATGTTCTCAATATACATTGACATTCTTTCGCATGAGGTAAATTTAAACAATAATCTTTTTTAATTACATCCGCATATTCTGGGTATGTTTCAGCCCATAGCCTACATTCATTTCCTAGTAAATCGTTAGAGAGAAATTGTGAGCAAGTTTTACCCACACTTGCAGGACAAGCAGTATTGGTCGTTTTAGAGCATACAGCGGGTAAAATTTTTGTTACATAATAATAGGTAGGACCAGTCCTACAACTTGGTTCAATAAGTGATTGGCATTCCATTACATTTAATTTATATTCTTGTAAAAAATCAAATGTCAATAATGGATCTGGATTAGCGAATAATTCAGCATCATAGAAACAATTCCATACAGAATTTCCTCCCAATTCAGAATTAGTATTATTAATATAAACATTAAATAAATTATTATCAATCATTTTTGGTCCTCCGCATTTTGATTTAATACTATCATTTAAAGGATAAATATTAGATTTTACATTAAGATAGATATCACTTGACCATTCACTAGAATTATCGTGCAGGTAAGTTTTATTGAATGAATCAGTGTTAATAGTATAATTATTATTTAACCATGGATAGGTAGCAATTGTTTTTCTCCAAATATAATTTTTATCAGTATATTCATTAGGAGGAGATAATATACCCCTAGATAATGGAACATCTACTTCAACTATAAATTCTGACATTTTTAATAATAATAATAATGTTTATTATTATTAAAAATGTTTGTGAGTGTTAAAACATATCAAGTATCATCAGATCCATTATGTAATAATTCATGTTGCACAGTTAATCCATGTGACACCCAAGAAACTATAACATCCTATAGTGAAGTCACTTGTCCTGAAGGAGAATGGGCATTTACTCAAAACCAAGCGAATGGGCAAGTGGGATCTTATGCGAATATCGGTTGTACTCCTGTCGTTGATGGATTATGTCCTGCGATAGGAACAACTACACCTATATCTCCATTTTTTTCTGATAAACCTATAGCAAATAGATATGCAGACTATTATGGAGGAACAAGTAAATCAGAACAAGTAACTATCCAAAAAAAATTTATTGATACAAATTATAAACAATTAAATCAAATTCCTATTACTTGTACTTACAATATAGAAGATTTTAATACCTTTGAAGATATTTATTTATATCAAAGAGCATTTATTTCTACACAGAGAGCTTATGACCCCTTAGAAGCGACTTATGTTTTAAATAATGAAATTATGCCTCGATTTTGTGGATTAACATCCAATCATTGCCCTTATGACCCTTTGAAGCCTGGAGAATTTGTTACACCTTATGAATGTAGTAGATTTATTTCGATTGATACAGAAGGGGATATGTGTCGAGCATGGCAAGCAGAGAATGAATCTCTCGCAGATGCAGTTAAAACTAATTATTGCTTTGAACATCCAAATAATCCCGAATGTGCTTGTATTAATAAATTATATGACCCTGCATACCTCCAATTAAAAAAGGATAATATAGCTCCTGATAGTTGTTGGTTTATTCCATGTGCTAATAATACACAATTTTTAGTCCCTTCAACAGAATATAAATTCACAGAAGCAAAAAATTGCCCTGATGTATGTGGAGTAATCATTAATAATTATAATACGAATCCATTAGTGGATTTTAGTAATGCAAAAATTTATGTGAATTGTATTAAAGGTTGTCCTCCAGGAC